AAGCCATAAGAGGCTTAGGCTCTTATTGTTGCGAAAATCCCATCGAAACAAATCGTCTTCTCTCATCTTCTAATATAACATAGTTATGCACTAAAATGGCAGGTCTTCTTGTTTTTTATTCATTACAGGTAATAGCGGCTTTCCGTCTATCTCAAATCCTGTAGTCCCCTGGCGCATCCGTAAGCGGATGGGCTCATCCAATGGCGTTGGCTTACCTCCGCTTTCCGTCTCCTTTACCTTGAAGCAATGTATATGTGTGTACATCCATTCAGTAGGGTGGGCCGTGTACCTGTGTATACACCAGAAATCATCGGCCCTATTTCCCCACTTACCGCCTCCTTCAACGTCACCCACTCGAGGCGGTGCGGTAAGCCCCGCATACTCGTGTGTGCCCGTGTGCTTATTCCTTAAGGCGGTAGTTACTGCGTGAGTGTTGACCCATATACTAACCTTATACTGCTTGGCCCAATTCCTAAAAGCAGTGGCTACCTCGTAATCATACTCGTGGCCACCTAAGGCTTGGAACATCTTAGCCTCCTTCTTTAAGCTGTTATATGGATCGATGAGGAAGCCGTCAAAGTCATCTTTCTCATAGATGTCTGTAGCCTCTTCAATCAAGTCCTTATAGCTGTACATCTTCTTATCGCTGTCGATAATAATGAAATAGCGCATAATCATATCCATACACAGCTGCATCTCGTCCGACTCTATCTGATGTATGGATTTGCCTGAATAGAACTGAACGAGCTTTATGACAATGCTCTCAGGAGTGTTCTCACTTGAGAAGACTAACCACCTCATATTATTCTTTAAGCTCTGCATAAGCATCAAGTATAAAATGGTAGTAGTCTTACCCACATTGTTGTGGCCCAAGATAATGTTGAAGTTGCCCTTCTTAAATTTTAAATACTCATCTATCTTATGATGCCCAAAGTCATAGCCTTGCTTTACTTTGTTCATCCGTATCAAATCTACCCGACCTGTGATGTCGGCATAGCTCACTATTGACATATGTTTGGTTAATTAAAAAGGAGGGCTAATGCCCTCCCTTTGGTTGTAAACTAATTTAGAATGGTAGGTCATCAGCCTCTTGCACAGGGGCTGAGGTCTGTACAGGCTTAGCGCCCTGAGGCTTGCCCTCTAAGATATAGTTTACAAATGTATCCGCAACACGAACCACATCATTAGTGCTCGAGTCAATAGAAGCACAAAACTCTGCCGCAGCCTTTATAGCTGTCTGTCTAATGATTAGTAAATCCTTGCTCGGTGCTGCTCCCCCTGAAGGGACAGACACCTGAGCAGGTGCATTCGTTACCTGACCATCGTATTGCGGATTAGCAGGTTTGATTTTATACCAAGTCTTGCCCGTCTTGCTTTGCTTAGCTTCGTCTATGTAATGGGCCTGCTGACCCAATACGAACTTGTCTTGGTTCTCACTTGTTGACGTGTAGAGGCCAGAGTCCCCATTGTCAAACTTTACTCCATAGGTGTACATCATTCCGTACTGACCTTGTCTTGGCTCGCCTACAGGCTTCACCTCTTTTACTACTGCTGTTTTCATAGCATCTCTTTTTTGATTATTAAACTGATTCGAAATTAACAAAATTATTCAAACAACGGCATAAGCCTCTTGGCAATTTCTTCAACCACGTCAACCGTGACTGCATTACCGCATTGTTTATAGCGTTGTGTGTTGCTCATCTTTTTGACCTCGCCATCGTATGATCCATATAGCGTATGGTTGTCAGGAAATCCCTGAAGCCTCTCACACTCTATCGGAGTAAGTCTTCTGATTCTGTAGCCATCAAATAAGCTCGCAGCGTTATGGTGTGGCTCAACTAAACAAGGCGAGACATCCATAAGGTTGCGATTATGTAAGTCCATCATAGTTGGTTCACCCTTCTTAAACTTACCCTCGTTTTGTTCTATGGTCTCATTGACCTTCTTGTAATTATACTTAGGTTCTACTACTGCCTGCTCGCATAAGGTGTCGAGGGTTTGCGCTTTCTGCTTACCCACTCGACCCCTGCGAGTAGTTGAGTTGATAGCCGTCAGGTTGATACTATCACCTGCACCTGCTTCCTCATACCCGCATTCCTTAGCACTCTTGACAGCAATCATATTCATTCCTCTATAGTTTCCTGCTGCGTGTCCAGGGGACTGAAGTGTAGATGCGACTTTTGTATCCCTGAAGTAAGACTCTCTACCTGACTCCGTGATAGGAAATACTCCTCCCCAATCTTCTCTGGCCTCTGCAAGATGTCCAACAAGGTAGACTCGCTCTCTATTTTGGGGTAGAAACCACGATGTATTAAGCAGTTGCCATTCAAGTCTATAGCCCCCAAGGTCAATAAAGGCTTGGAGGATTGCCGCAAAATCTGCCCCATCGTTTGAGGAGAATGTCCCCTTAACATTTTCCCAAATAAAAACTCTTGGTCTGCATTCTCTGATAAGCCGTATTGCTTCAGCAATAAGACTGCTTCGGTCTCCTTCGAGACCCCTGCGAGCTCCAGCCTGACTAAAGTCTTGGCAAGGACTTCCAAAAGTGATAAGGTCGATGGCGGGGAGGTCTGCTCCCCGAACATCTCCAACTGCTCCGACATATGTGCTGTTTTTAAATTGGTGCTGATACACTGCAATGGCGTGCTTATCTACCTCACTGAAGTAAGAGGTGACCTCATATCCTGCTCGACTGAAACCAAGATGAAAGCCCCCTATACCTGAAAATAAATCTAATGCCCTAATCTTCATTGCTCAGCTGTGCGTCTCTTAATCTAATTTCAACCTCACAATAATTCTTCTCAACCGTTGGGTCAAACGTGATAGTAAGCCTGTCGTAATACTTACGGCTGTCATCAGGAATCCATCCGTGATCCACGAGAGTATCAGCAACAAATTTTGACACCAAAACATTATTGTCCACATCATAACGAGTGTTGTACCGAATAAGGATAGAACAACCCGTTGCAGTATGGTGGTCATAACGAGCCAATTCTGACTCAACTTCTTTTTTATATTCATCTTTGATTCGTTTTCTATACGTCCAATGCTTACCCGCATACAGACTATTTAGACTTATAGTTTTTCTTAATTTCAGCTGAAGTGTCAAGGTATTGCTCATAGGCTATGTATTCTAATTCTTTCTCTAAATGGTCAATAGCCTTTTGAATATCCTGCTCCTTGGGGTTGCCAGGCTTCTTCCCTGCTCGAAGCAGGTAAGCAATGGCAACACCCAAATTATAGCTGTCACGCTGAAAGTCCATACAAACATCAAAGGCCTCAATGTCTTTATACTTTCCTAAATAATAACTTGGTGTCCGCTTCAGGTTGGTGGTATTTGGCGAGCTGTGAGCTGTTCGCTCTTGACCACAATCGTCTGTCATCGTAGAATCCGAAGTGGAGGTAAAAGTGGTTGTATATGGTGATTTCATTGATTTCATATTCTTCTGGATAATTAGTTGCCTTCTTGAGTTCCTCGTAAATCTTCATCGCTCTCTTTAAATGCTTTAAATAAATCCATAGCGCCCTGAGCGCTGATTCCTTTCATAGAATAATCTCTAATGATAAACTCCCTTAAGAGTCGTACTTCATCTGCAAGGGCATCAATGCGAGCCTCACACATATCAATGTAAGTGTCTTTTGCTGACATAGCTTTAAAATTTAGTGTGGTGAATGTAGAAAAAAAAAGCGACACCTTTTGAGTGTCGCATTGAGTTTTTGTTAGATGTTGCCGTCTCTTACTTGTTCAGCAATGTAGCCGAGTGCGTTAACGAGGTGGTCAAACTCTTCGATGTTCGTCATACCCGTACGCTCATCATCAAAGGCAACGTGCCAAGTGTCGTACTGAGCGTTAGGTGCATAAACTCTGACTACTACGTCTTCAGGGAAGACTAAGGCAAAGTTGTCACCCATCGCATTATTGTCATTGTGAGGAACAACCTCTGTAAAGCCAAAGCTCTGTTTAAATCCATTAACAATAGATAGGGCTGCAGTAAAATTTGTCATAACATTTTCTTTTTTGGTTATACCCAAATATACAAAAAAATCTTATGTGCAAATGTCTGTGCAAAAAAAAACACCTAATGGCTTGGTGATAACCCGCCAAAGGTGCTTTTTACTTTAGAGTACTATAGAGTATATATATATCCCCCTAAAGGGAGATATATATACTCTTATATTACTTTAGAGTCCCACGCTTGTCTATGGTGCGTACTGCGAAGTACCCACCGACAACCGTTACACTCAACATATTCCAGAGGTTGATCCAGGCGGAGTCAACCTCTACCCATCCCATACCATCAAAGAAAGTCATAAACACCAAAAACGCTACGACCACCACTAAGGTTAAAGGTCGAACGTTTTTGCTTAACCAACTATCGCTTGACATATCTGCTGACCAACGGCTGCTTATCTCGGCTTCAATAGAAGCCTTTATAGCAGCTTTCTCCTCAGGAGTGGATACATACCTATCTACGACATTAGAAACGGCCTCTATCGTCTCCTTTGCGCCTTTTCCTATTATCTTGTTTAGTAGTGGGTTCATTACAATTCCGTTTACAGGTACATTCCTTGGGTTCAGTTACACACCACTTAACTGCCACAGGCCTCACATTCAGGGTTGTCTATAGAACAAGCCTTGTCGTTTGCAGTGTCAGTTGTTAGCTCATTAACAAAGTCCTCAAAGTCATTTGAGAACCCAAAGTCAGTGTCATTCATTAACGTATGTTTTTTAGTCTTTCGTTTTCCTTAGTCAAGAAGTGAACCTCCGTGCGTAGAGCGTGTACCTCAGCTGTCAAAGCCAATACCTTTTCATTGCTCTCAGTAAGCAAATCTTCCAATCGCTGTACACGATGTTTAAGGTCATCACGATAGGCAAAGTCCTCCTCACGATCCATCTCTTTCTCTTGCTGCTTTGCCTTAAGTCTTGCCTCCCAAAACTTCCAAGCTGCCCCAGAGGTGAGTGCGGCTATCACCGCTATAATTATACCTTGTTGTTCCATTGCTTATGCCAAAATTCACTATGCACTCTCTTAACACTACTCAATGACGATAGCCATAAGACCACCCATCCCCAATGGCTTGCAGAGCTGTTAAGATAACCCCCCAAAACATAAAACGTAACCGTTGTGGTGAAAACCGTGAAGGACAGCAATGAAGCGGTCTTTCGTAGTTTGATGTCCTGACGGGCCACAGCAAACAACTGAAAGCCGCCAACCAATAAACCATAGATTTGATACACAGGTATCCAACCCAATTCTATAATAGTCGCAGGGAGTAATAAGATGAAGTTTAACATCCCCAACATTATTTCCGTAGGCTGACTATCGGCATAGAGGAATATCTCCTTTAGATTGTTTAAGCAACGCTTTACCATTTCTTGTATCGTGTCTTTCCGTTTTCTTTATATGCTAC